CTAGTGCCCAGTCGATCCAAATCCACCAGTCCGCACGCCGTCTGCCGCATCTCCATCTGCAATTAAGAAAGGAGCAAAGACAGCCTGGACAACACGTTCTCCAACTTCAAGAACAACTTCTTGATCTGTGATATTCTTCATCTGCGCAAAAATATGCCCCTCATTCCCAGGATTTCCATAATAATCCCCATCAATGACCCCAACTGAATTAATTAAAACCAAACCCTTCTTACGAGGGTTTGAAGAACGATCATAGAGGTAGAGAACCTCAGTCGGCTGCATATAAGCCTTAACCCCTGTCGGAACCAAGACAATCTCTCCTGGCGCAATAACTGTGCGCACTGCAACCTTTAAATCGTAACCAGCCGCATGCGCTGTCTCACGCTTTGGCAATAAATTTTCATCTGTAAAAGTCGAAACCAATTCAAAACCACGAATTTTCATAATTTTCTCTTTTCTACTATCATTTATTCTAGATTATTCTATCTTATTTATTCGGAAAAAGCACGAAAAAAAGAGCACACAATTCAAATCGCTTAGGGCTGCTGGATTCCTCCCCTGACCCGCTTCACGCAGAACTGTTGCTCCACTATTTATTATATCACATTCCTATTCATTTTAAAAGCAAAATTATTTTTTCCGTCTATTTCTAAAAAAGTCCTGCATAATAGCTGCGCATTCATCTTCCAAAATTCCTATTTCAACCTCCACACGATGGTTGAGACGCTCATCTGTCAAGATATCGTACAAACTTCCAGCAGCGCCAAATTTCTGGTTTTTAGCCCCATAGACCACGTTTGGAATACGGGCGAGTCCAATCGCCCCACTACACATGACACAAGGCTCAATGGTCACAAAAAGCGTGCAATCCAGCAAGCGCCAGCTCTCCTCATTCAAGTTCGCATTCTCTATTGCCATAATCTCCGCATGCATAACCGCTCGCTGCAATTCCTCACGCGCATTATGCCCACGACCAATGATTTCCCCATCTTTGACAATCACACAACCAATTGGAATTTCATCGTGTTCTAAGGCAATCTCAGCCTCTCTCAAAGCCTCCCTCATAAAGATTTCTTTTTCTTCAAGCGTATAATCCATCTCTTTTCTCTTTTCCTACTTATCGATTTTATTATTATATCATGAATCCCAACACAAAAAAAGCCACCGAATGCGGTGACTCTATAGGGAGATTATTATGAAAAAGGTAAAATAAAATCTTATTAAATCAACGCTCTTGGAGGGTGTCCCCGCCAATTCCCCGACCTCTGGACAAGGTCTATTTTTTTGAAAAAATTTTAAAAAAACTTCATCAAAACCATTGACATTATACAACTTTAGTTGTATAATGGATACATAAGGTTAAGGAGGAAACCTTAGACAAGGAAACTAGTAGAAAGGAAAACAAAATGTTTAAGTTCAAAAAGAAGCCACTCAAAGTAAAAACAAATAAGCTAGTAGTCAAAATAAACTTATTTATAATCAGCTTTGAATGGCACTTAGAAATTGGATAGTGAGAAATCACTATCCACCCCTTCGGGGGTGTACTTAAATTATAACAGGAAAAACAATGAAAGTAAATCTAAAAATTAGAAAAACCACCAAGCGTGAAAAAGTTGAATTTATTATTGGACTTCTTCTACTCCTATTTGCAGTTTGGTATTTTATGAGGTAATATATGTCAGTAGATATTAAAGCTATCCGCTGGCTTTTAGACAACGCCACAGCCTATGCTATCAGCAAAAACTGTGGCGTATCTATTCAGGCCGTAGATAAGTATAAAAACGGTGTATCAGATATTATGAACATGCGTTTAAAACACGCTATCAGCATGACTTCTTACGCCCATACACTACAAGAAAAACAGTGAGTGCCATCACTGTTTTTTCTATTTTGAGCAAACAAAAAACCGCAAGCTATTGCCTGCGGTTGGTGTAATCTAATTTGAAAGTCTTTCTGTTTTTATTTTTCTTCTTTTGGTTTATCAACTATAGTGATAAGCCCGTCTGGTTCGGTTTTGAAGGCTGGGTCTGTGTGAAGTTCACCGTTCGCCTTCAAATAGTACCAGCCATCGCCTGACTTAATGAACTGTTTAGATAGCATATAACCATCCTTTTCTTCCATAAAATACCAAGTTTCTCGGTATTTTACCCATCCAGTGGCCATACGACCGTCTGACTTGAAGAAATACCAGCGATGGTTAAGGAACATCCAGCCTGTGACCATAGCGCCACGTTTATCAAGATAGAACCAGTCTTTACCATCGTTGAACCAACGGTTGATTAGGCAGTATCCACGTTCATCGAAGTAGAACCATTCGTTGTTGATTTGCTTCCATGAGTTCGTAGGATAAGAACCATCTGACTCCTCCCACCACCATCCTGTGCTGTTGCGTTTCCAGCCAGCTTCAGATAGGCCACCTTCGATGTCTTTCTTGAACTGCTCACGACTGATACCCCATTTGGCCAGATAAGGGTATGGATCCACATGATCGCTTGCATTTCGCGGCTGGTTATACGTACAGTATTGGTGCGTCTTAATTCCAGCCAAGCTATCAGAATCCAGCGTTTTCGGAATCCCTGCTTCATCGGCAAGGTTCCGCAGAAGCTCAACATAGAGCTTGTAATCGCGCATGAATTCTTCTTTTGTGCTATGACTTTCAATCAGTTCAACTTGTCCGTATCCTTCAACGTTCCAGCCACCTCCTACGTCATAGGCTCCCATGTCTGTATACCAGGTCTGCATTACACGGCCGTTCCCAACAACGTGGGAGAAGAAACCTGAATCAACAGGACGGCGCATGTGGTAGTCTGCTTCATTTTGAGCTGTTGAGTTTGGATTACCAGTTGAATGAGCATGAATCTGACGATATGGTTGCTCCCCCACTTGTGGTAAGTCAGTTCTTAGTCTACTTGTATCAATATCCATCGTTTAATCCTCCTTTGGATTCTCATACTCAAGTGCTTGCTTGCTGTCAGTCAGACCTTTAGTTGTCGGATCTGGAATGATATTTAAGATGTTTACAATCGTTAATCCTACAAGGTAAGGGTTCGCAAAGAATTTGCCAAGCAAGTCTAAAATGACTCCCCAACTGACCAAATCTTCTAGTTTGAGATTAAAATATGCGAGAATTGGCAAAGCTAGTGCGAATGCCACTCGCAATAAGAATGTTTTATTTTTTAAGTTGAATCGTACTTTCCAGTTAATCATGTGCATTTCTCCTTTTATTGTTTGTTTTGAATTAAATTTTTAAGCTCTCTTACGTCTTCACCAAGCGATTTCACTTGCTCAGCTAGTACTAAGATAGCCTTATTCTGTTCATCGTGGTTATCGAGCCGCTTGTTGGCTGATGTCTTGAATTCGTTCAGATTTTCGATATCTTTCTCTAAAATCGTAAGACGATTCTCTTGTTTGGTTGCTTTATCTTTCATCGAAAAATAAAGACCAATCACAGGGATAAGGGTGATGAAGATCTGTACGAGAAATCGTTCATATCCTGGCATATACACCTCCTATTCCTTCCCTTCAAATTTCCAAGCAACACCAGTTCCGTTTTGTTCCAGAGTACCATTCGTCACAAATTCGCTGACAGGTTCGCCGTTGTAAGTAAATTCCTTGTTAAGCTGAACCAAGATGCGCTTGCCTTCACCATTCACTTCAACGTGCTCAGGGTCTTCAATGGTGATTAGATCGTGTGGTAAGTAAGTCTTACCAACTTCAGCTAGTGGAATCAACTCAACCAGATCTTTGTAAGTCGTTCCATACTCAATATTCTTGCTCATGACAGAGTTCAAAACAAGAACATGGATGACCTTTTGGTTCACCTTTTCATTCTCTTCAGTTTGCTTGATGACTTGAGCAAGTCTGTCCTGCTCGCTCTTGTTGTGCACAATCTGCTGCTCAGCTTGTTCAAGCTGTGCCTGTGTTTTGACGATGGCACTGCCCGGATCTAGTTCAGCTTTTAGGATATCAAGCACCGCTTGAATCAAGACATCTTCTGATTCATTTGTACGGTCTCCGGGGAATGATCGTGAGTTAGTGCTGTAGCGGTTGCCTTCTGATAGTTGAATTTCTACAACGGTCTCAACGTTTGAGCCAGAAATTCTTAAGTACGGTCTTGTTGATAAATTATAGCCATTGATTGCCATGTCTATTCTCCTTCTGCTGGTTTAGTTTGTTCATCAAGCAGAGCTTCCAGCTCATCCACTAGTGCTTGAAGTCTTTGATTCTCTGCAACTTGCTCATTCAACTGGATACTCAAGAGATTACTTGTAATCATTGAATTTGTTGAGGCTGTTGACATTTCACTAATTGTCATTTGTAAGGCTTGGTTAAGCTGTTCTGCGTTCATTTTCTAAGTTCTCCAATCTTTGTGTTAATATTTTATTTTCAAGAGCAAGCTCCTGAATAGCTTTAAGTGCGATGTTTGTTAGTCTGAGATTGTCCAGATTCAACGTGTCTCCGTTCTCGTAAACAAGCGTAGGATCCACTGCTTTGACCTCTTGGGCAATCAAACCAATCTTCGTGTGTGCTTGTTTCTGTCTATCCTCTTGCTTCTTCCAATCGTATTCCTTGAATTGGAATTGATGGATATAGTCAAGAGCCTTGTGCTTGCAATTCACAATATTCTCTTTCAGACGTCTATCCGAGAAATGCTTATTGACTATAGTCCACAAACTGTACGCTTTACCGTTATAACTATAATAAATATCATTTCCTGAGCCACCAAAATCAAGAGAGACATTGTTTGAATTCCAAAAACCAATAGTAGCTGTTGTTCCCCCGTTGATGCTCCCTTTCCCAGTCCTCATCCAACCAATTCCATTCGCTTTAATATAACCTTCAACTGTTAAAAGAAATTCAGTTGTTGGAGTTGCGGTATTTCCTCTTGTAAAATCAGAATCTTTATAGACAAAAAGACCGTAAGGGACATTCTCGCCACGACCATAAGAGCCAATGAACTGGACACCCAATCCATCTTTTGCATTATAGTTTCGTGGAACGTTAATCTGTAAACCACCATTCACTGTATCAAATGAGCCATAAGAGCCTAGTTGAATTTGGGTATGACCTGTTAAGGTTCCACCATAAATGCTGGCCCCTCTAATGGTCCCACCGTAAATCCTATCACCGCTTAAAATACCTGAGCGGACTTGACTTGCATCAATCGCAACACTCTGAACACGGTTAATGAATGCTTGCTTAGCAAAGAGTTGGCTCAAGTAAGCCTCGTTTGCGACAAGCTTATTGAAGAAAGCCTGGTCAACCTTCAGTTTTTCAGCTGTGACAGCTTCAGCATCTAATACAATCGTAGTCACCGAACCAGCTTCAAAATTGGCCGTTTTCAGCTTGTCAACCATAGCCGACTTGATAACTGCTTTATCAATCAGAGTCTCACCAGTTATATGAGTCAACTTACCAACGAAGCGGTTATGTCCATTGGCGCCAAGATTAATTCCTGAAATCAAATCACCTGCACTGTTGATGTTTTGAACCGACCATGAGTCAGCAAGCTGCCTTTGGACTGTTTTTAGACCTTCATTCTTAGATACCTCAACCTGGAACAGCTGATTGGTCATAGCCATACGAGCAACCTTATCTGCAATTCCATTTTCAGTATTGCCCAGAATACGCTCATATAGCTGACTGGTTTCCTTCACACGCTGGAAATCGGATTGATTCGCCTTCCCAGAAAGTAGAGATGATATATCTGTGAACCTGCCATCTACTGCTGTTTTGTAGTTGGCAATCTGAGTGGCAATTGATCCATTTTGTGGGTTGATAATCGCTTCAAACCTACGCTCAAGACCTCTCACATCTTCCTGATAGGTTGATTTACCGACAAAATCACGATTGACCAGCTCACGGACTGCTGTCGCTTGTTTAGCACTCTCTTCGCGAGTGTAACGCTGTAGAGATTCCTGTCGCTGACCGTCTTTATTGACATATTCCTGAATAGCTGATAAATCAGTTCGCAACCCCTGAGCTGTCCGCTCAAAGGTAGCCTTAGCTTCTGTGATGAGACCATCAGTGTCTTCGATTGCTGGGCTCCAGTCTGTTGCTAGAGTGCCTTTTTCAAATTTAATCCTACGCACAGAATAGTTATTGTTTCCAGCGTAATCGTATAAAGCCATTTCTCCCCTCGAATAACGAGGGTCGTCGTTCGAAAAGATAACTGGACCTGTGAACGTGAACCGTTGCCATTCTTTGCTTGGAGTGATATTTGCACTAGCTTTCAGACCGAAGCGGTTATTTTGATAGTGATAAAAAAGTAGAGGGCGAATTTCGCCACCTTCATTAATTTTTAAATCAAACGATAAAGTCCATGTTTCACCTACATTTTCTTGAGTAAGGTATGGATGTAAGGGAATGGAGAAGAAACGTGTACTTGTTCGAATCTTCTCGGAGTCTCGATAATAATTCCGACCTCCAACCCGTAAGTTTGAAAATTCTTCTCGCAATTTCCCAGCTTCGGCCACAACTAAGGTCTTATCTGCCTTGTCCTTGGTTGAGTTCAGGATTTCCTGACGAATAGAACCAGCTCGCACCTCAAATTCAGCCATACTCAATGTCTGATCCAGCTTGTTCTGCATGTTTGTCTCAAGACTCTTCACAGACTGCCGGATATTCTCAGCAGTCACGTTGAGTGCGCTGATATCCGCTTTGGTTCTCAATCCTTCAGTCAAACGCCTCACTCCAGCATCAAGCGCATCAGCGCGCTGTTTGAAGTTGGATTCGACGGCTGAAATCTGACCATCAGTGTCTTCGATTGCTGGGCTCCAGTCAGTAGCTAGAGTGCCTTTCTCAAGTTTAATTCTACGAACGGAATAGTTATTATTTCCACCGTAGTCATACAAGGCCATCTCTCCCCTCGAATAACGAGGGTCATCGTTTGGAAAAACAACTGGACCTGTGAACGTAAATCGCTGCCATTCCCTGCTTGGAGTGATGTCAGCACTAGCTTTCAGACCGAAGCGATTTGTTTGATAGTGATAAAAATGTAGAGGACGAATCTCGCCCCCTTCATTTATTTTTAGATCAAACGATAAAGTCCAAGTCTCCCCGACATTTTCTTGGGTAAGGTATGGATGTAAAGGAAACGGGAAGAAACGCGTACTTGTTCGAACCTTCTCAGAATCTCGATAATAGTTTCTACCACCGACCCTCACACTCGCTATCCGACTAGCCAGCTCCTCAGCTGTCTGCACAAGCTCAGATTTGCTGGCTTTACCATTAGCTAAGTTTGTCAGTTCTGACAGTCTGCGAGTCGTCGTCTCCTCATACGTCGCTTGCGCTGACTTCACACCAGCCAGTTCTTTTTTTGTCTGAACAAGTGCTTCAACTTGCTTGGCAATCTCAGCTTCAGCCTGTGCCTGCTTCGGTCGAATATCGTTCGCGATAGTCTGTTTCAGGGCATCTATAGCGCCTGACAAAGTCGTCTGAGCGCTCGTAGCCTGAGACTTGAACGCTTCAAGTTTAGCGATAGAGTCCAACCCAATCCGCTTGGCTTCCTGTGCAAGCAGGGTACTTGCGCCAGCGTTTCGCAAGGCTTCTTCAGCCCTGCGTTTGGCTTCTTGTAGAGGGCCACTGTTAAAACTATTGAAGCGCTGGTTGATATTGTCAGAGAGTTCTTGCTTGACTTCTTCAGCTTTAGCTCTAGTAGCATTCAACCCATCTTCGAACTCGTTCTTCAGTTCTTCAGTTTTACGGTCAAATGCAAGGTCAGCATTCTTGAGTTCTCTGGCTAACTGCCTTTCAAAATCATCTTGAAGTTGTTGAGCTTCACCCTTGACGGCATCACTCACCGCGTTACCTATCGCATTCGCAAGACCTGACTTGAACTGCCCAAAACCAATTGTCTTCAATTTTTTGCCCATTGGTGAGTAGGTATACTTAGTAATCTTCTTGCGCACGTCAAGGTTATATTGCTCATGAAAGATACTCACGACATCGAACATCTGAACAGGAACGTCACTCTGGCCGACAACCTCAATTTCAAGACTATCTTCCATCATGTCACAGAGCGATGTTCGATAATACTGCTCACCGTATTTTCGAAGGCTTGCTTCATCCTTCACATCCTGGTCGTTTACCTCAATCACATCTTCGTAGATTTGACTGTACTTGTTAATGAGTGGACTATCAATAGTAACTGTGAAGGTGCGATCAGGAGCTTTCTCTCCCTCACCCTTGACAGTCGTCGTGAAAGTAATTCGAGTCTTCAAAGACTTGGTAGAGGTCTTGTGCTGATAGCTAGACAGGTTTTTCTTATACATAAAAAGCGATTCATTTTCTGAACCGCCATTTTTTAATAAACGAACCTGATAGCCATGTCGCACAAGGTCACCACCCCATTGACCGATGATTGAATGCTTATCTTTCGCGAAGGCTTCCATAGCATTCTTAGAACCTATATTGAAGGTATGTCTATCTTCAATATCAGAGAAGAATGAGAACGGATTGTCACGAGTAATCGCGCCAGCAAAACGACTGAGAGCAGTTGAGCCAGTCTGCCTATCCAAAGAGATTGTATTGACCACATAGTTATTCAAGAGAGTGAATACTTGGTTCGCATAGACTTGAATATAGCCGTGCTTCTTCTCAACCTCAAAAATCACAAAATCCTGTTCACCGTGAAGATCATCAGCCGTTAGAAAAGTCTCTTCCTTCAACTTCTCCCACAATGGATCGGATGTCGGAAATCGGAAGCTCAATTGGTAGGTGCTATTATCCTCTTGAACAATTTCATCAGAATAGGCAGCATTCAGAGGCATATTCCCATTTGTTAAAAAAATCAAATCTTATACCTCCAATTTGGTCGAATAGTAATTTTTCGGACGGTTCCAGTAAATGAAACACCAGTCTTACCAGTTGGGATTTCGAGAAAACCTCCACGCTTACGAAGTGTGTTCTGAACTGCTCCGGTTGCGTTATAGATGTTTTGCTTGCCTTGTCTACAGTCGATTGTAGCCTTGGTCTTAATCGTAAGATACATGGTCTTACGGCCAATTGTAAGAGAGATGTCACCATCTCCCTCAACCTCAATGATTGGTTCAGAATAAATCGTCCCAAGATTAGTGATTGTACCAGATGCAGTCAGAACCACAGGTTCTACGCTCTTCTGATATCTGAATGGTTGCATTTCTAACTTGATTTCTAACTTCCAAGCATGATTCCCAAAAGGTTCAAAACTAGCAGTCACAAAGTTAGCATAAAACAATGAGCCAAGCTGATAGCTAAATTCCAAAACGTTATCATTCGATTGAAACTTATCAAGAATACTTGAAATCTCAACCATTTTTTTAACGTATAGAATGAAGGTCCTTTCGTAACTGTCGAAAGAACCGTCTAATACACGATAACTGCCATTGACTCCATAAAGGTCAGCCTTCTCTCCCTTCGGCTTAGCAGCCTCCACCTTCCCAAAATCTGTCACATCACAACCAGGAAGGCTGGATGTATTAAAACCGTTGATGATCATATAATCCATTAAATTCCTCCCCTCGCATAAATAGCACCGTGTTGTTCATAGGTTTTGATTGAGATAATGTCATTGTCCAGATAAACGTCTGACGATTTTTCAAGGATAGCAGTAAGGATCTTCTCCATACTTGCTCTCAGAATCGCTATCTCAGACACGGTTTTATTTTCATGTGCTTCAAATTGAGCTGATGGCATAGCCAACTGAGCCTCAAGACTTTTAGTCACGGACGCAGAGGAATTCAGATCCAGATGATCTCCTGAAAATACGTCAGATATTTCTCCAGCCATGCCTCCGACCGTTTGTTTGACCTCCTTAAATTGGTCTTGCAATCCTTGGTCTAACCCTTTCATGATTGCAGTACCAGCAGGAATCAAAAGTTTACGGTCATATTCGATCGGTCCTTTGTGGTCACGAATCCAGCTAGCAATGCCACCAACAAAATTTGTGACAGAGGACCACATAGACTGCAAACCATTCAAGAAACCTTGTAAGATTGCTTGTCCTGCACTATACAAATCAATATTCCACAATTGATTGAAGAATCCAGTTACATTACTTACAAGACTAGATACCGCATTAGACATAGTGTTCCATGCGTTCTGTGCTCCAGACACAAGACCATTGATAATACTTAGAACACTAGACGCTAGAGAACTCCAAGCATTGCTTGCCGTTGACTTAATACCTTCCCACAAACTTGATAGGAAGTTCATAAAGCCATCCCAGATATTTTGAGCTTCCTGCACCAAACCTGTGATTAGACTTATTACAGTAGATTTTATCCATTCCCAAGTCGATGAAGCAGCCGACTTGATAAATTCCCAAATCGCAGATAAGGCAGCCGAAAAGTTTTCAAAAACAGCAATACCATACCCTACGATAACATCTACGACTCCAGAAAAGTAGGTTTTAATACCTTCCCAAATCATAGAGATACTATTTTTAATACCTTCCCAGATTAGAGAAAGATCAGCCCCCAGCTGGTTGAAATTCCCTGTCACAAGGTCGATGATGATGAGAATAGCACCCAAGAAAATAGACTTGATGAATTCCCAAGCGCCTTGGAAAATCATCTTAATCCCTTCCCAAATTTGAGTAAGACCATCGGAAATATTGTTCCAAATATTCATGAATCCATCAATGAACGGTTGAACAATAACCATCACTGCTGTTGTGATAGCTGTCCATGCCACAGATGCAGCTTCTTGAATACTTACCCATAAATCAGAAAAGAATGTTACAACAGCATTCCACATCGCCTTTAAAGACTCAACATAAGCATTCCATGTTGTAACAACTCCATCCCACAATGTGCTAGCACCCTCAGAGATACCAGACCAAAGACCGACAAAGAAATCAGCAATCCCCTGCCAAGCCTGCTTGATCCAATCCACAAAAGATGACCAAATTTGCTGACCAGTTTCTGTTTGTGTGAAGAACCATACAAGACCTGCAGTCAATGCTGCGACTGCCGTTACGATTAGGCCAATCGGATTTGCAGATAAAACCGCATTAAAGATACCAAACGCTCCACTTGCTCCCATGGTTGCAGCCGCATTCGCTGCCTCTGCGGTAGTGAGTGCACCGGTTCTTACGAACTGAGCTAGCATTAAGCCATTCGTAATAGCTAGAGTTGCATTCCTGATTGTTTCAATTCCTTTTGTTACTGCTAAGACAGCTTTATATCCTGCCCATGCACTCGTAATACCAACAACAGCCGATTTTAAGGCATCTAATGCAAGAGGTGAATCTTTTAACCAAGAGGTAAATTTGCTAAGACTTTCAGAGGCATCTCTGATAAAACCTGTGATACTTTCAAAGGCAATGCCTAGCAAATTCACTCCCTGCTCTCCGTCTTTAATCCCTAACAGATCTCCAACGAAATCAACAACAATGCTTGCTACATTGCCAGCAACAACCCCAATGTTCTCAAAAGTAACTCTAATATTGTCTGCGATGTTGACAATTTGATTAGCAGCACCCTCGCTAAATCCAAGCATGGTCAGGATATCAATGTTATCTTGCTTGCTCAATGATCCAAAGATCATATCAAAGAAGGTTTGAAAGATACCTGTCACTCTCGATAGTTGACTATAGACTGCACTTCCAAAAGCATCCCCAAAAAGCTGAGAAGCAATCTCGCTAATCCCTTCAGTCAAAACCAAGCCAAGGCCAGAAAAAATATTTCCAACCATTGGTAAAAAATTATCAAAGAGAAAGGTAGATGTTGTTTTAAGCAAAGCATGTAGAGAAGGTAGGATATTCTCTCCTAGCGCTAACTTTCCAAGTACATTCTGAGCGGCTGCTTTCATGGATTCAAAAGAACCACTAAAAGTAGATGCCGCCTCTTTCGCAGTTGTACCAGTGATGTCTAGATTTTCTTGGATAGCATGGATGGCACTATAAACATCTGAGAGGTTGTTAATGTCGTACTTAACACCCGTCAACTTCTGAGCGTCATTCAAAAGACGCTCCATTTCTTGTTTTGTACCACCATAACCAAGCTTCAGGTTGTCCAGCATCGTATAATTCTGCTTTGCAAACCCTTGATAAGCCATCTGAATACTCTCCATCGATGTTCCCATCTTATTAGCATTATCTGACATATCAATCATGGCCATGTTTGCTGTTTCAGCAGCTTTATTAGTGTCTCCACCAAGAGATTGCAAGAGGCTAGCTGAGAAGCCTGTCACATTTTCCATGTAGGCATTAGCTGACAAACCTGTTGTTTTGTAGGCCTCATTAGCATATCCCTTTACCTTGTCAGCAGAACCCTTGAAAAGAGTTTCAATACCTCCGAGCGATTGCTGAAGCGCTGCTCCTTCACTGATAGCTGACGAAAATGCCTTGCCAATCCCTGCCGCTGCAATAACTTTCGTCATAACACCAACAAGACTAGAACCTAATGACTGTCCAGCACTTTGTCCTGCTGCACTCGCTTCAGGATTGAGGATTGATTGGATTTTACCAGTAATGCCTCTAGCTGATGGTATCAATTGTACATAAGCTTGTGCTATTTCTGTCGCCACTAATCCTCACCTCCTATCTTTTCTAGAATTTGCTGACGATATTCTTCAAAGTCCTCACCAGAATCAAAGATCATCTCCTTACTTTCTTTAGCTTTAGTTTTACCTGTCAGCTCCTCTGCAACCATTAATGGTTTGTTGATTCCTTTCTGACCGTCTGTTGTTTTAAACCACACAAGAGCAGAAAGCCTATCAAGCACGCCTGCAAGTAAAAAGGTTTCAAAAGGAACTTTGCTATTGGTCATTGCTAGTTTGATCCTTGAATCATCTCTCAAACCAAAAGCAAAAATAGCTACCTGGTCAGCAGGTAACTGTCTGTAATCAAAAATCCCATATGTTTCAGCTAAATCACAAATAAGAGCATCTTCATCTGTTTGAATCATTCTAGCAAGGATCGCTATTTTTTTAACTGGTTCTGACTTGTGAAAATCTCACTAATTTCTGCTCCCATTTTATCCAAAGGAACAATGCCATCCGCAGTCCGCACATGGTTTTTCAAATCTTCTGATTTGTCACCAAGCATAAGTTTGACTACTTTTGGTAAAACTGCCGGATTTGTATCTACTTCTGCAATAACTTCAAGTAACTCATAGTTTTCCAAGCGCTCTTTTGTGATTTCAAAAGCAAATCCGGTTGAAGTCACACCACGGATTGTTTTAATCTGTGGAGTTGCTCCGTTATTTTTTTTCTTACGATTTCGTCTTGACATAGTTAAGCTCCTTTGATGTATTCATAGTGTGTGTCGTCAGCAGCGTTAGGGAAGGCAGTTACTGTCGTACCATATCCGAGAACACTTCCATCGTTATAAGTGATTTCATCGATGGCAGTTACTTTTCCTGAAGGGATAACAATACGTTTAAGTACACCACCTTTTAGAACCGTTTCGATTACAAGGCAATGATGTGGCAATTCTTTTGAATTTGCCTTAATCTTAATCCCTGTTGACAAATCCCCAGATACATTATCTGAACCATAAACTTCCTTCAAAACATCCACATTCAACGCCTCAATCAGCATATATTTGAACGTATCCACCTTCTCCTTTTGAACGGAACTAACAACGACACCACCCCAAGCTTTGATATTTTCAGATTCTGGAGAGTTGCTATTAGTCATACCGTCTTCTGAAATATACCCCAGTGATTTAAACGCAACATCTAGTTTTGTTGTTGCATCTGTAGGTAATGGAGTCCCTATTGGAGCGGAAAAAACCGCACCGCCAATTTTAGGTTTTGCAGTCGTTACATTTGCTTCTGTTGCCATTTATTTTCTCCTTTTTAAAAGTAATTAATATCAAATACGGCTTGATATCGATATTGTTTTGTTTCAGTGTCCGTAAAATTGTAATCACTGTTCAGGTGGACACCACAGATTGAATCTAATTCAATCAACCCTTTTACAGCTTTTTTCACTTTCACATTAAGCTCTGCAGCCTTCTGCATAGTTGGGCCATAACTTTGGAAAGCAAAGGTCGCACTACCAGAATGATTCCGCTCCTTACCACCAGTTTTTTGAATAATGACAAAGCTATCGGGAGCTTCAGCTTCGTGCTCAAAAAATGACGGTACATCTAAATGACCGTCAAGATATTTCTTGATAATAATTTCAATCATCTAATGCACCGCCTTCAACAAAGTGTTATTTTTCAAATTATCCCTCTTCGCTTTTCGCGTAGCTGGATAAATCATAGCATTGACCCTTGTCTTACCAACGTGGCTATCTTGTTCATAGCCAGGACCACATCTTTTTTTAATGACCGTTGCTTCTTTGTTCAGAATATCCTGAATCTCTTTGGATTTCAAAAGAGATCCTACACCCGCACCGATAAGCTTGACTTTTGTATTACTCATACGCTTCAACCATCACTTTCTTATTCCATTCCAGAGGCATCATGGCTTCAATGCCTTCTAAGGGAATGCCAATCGTGCGCCATTTGCGCCCAAAGAAACGAACCTCACGGTCTTTCCACTCGTTCTGATCGCCTTTTGGGATACCCAGCGTATAAGCAGCCTTCTTTCCAGTCAAATTAAGCTGATTGGTGACATCTTCTGTCGAAGACGGAACAACCAGGACATTTTCTACTTGAATTTCTTTATTCTCATAGATAGGATGGCCAAAGTCATCCTTTCCATTCTTGGCTTTTCCAATCAATGTTACAGTAATTCCTTTAATCCGTCCCATAGATATCAATCACCCCATATCTTTGCTTTTTGAGACCCAGACGTTTCAATTCTGAATCCTTGATAAAGAGACCACCGCCAGGAACTAGATAAGAACCACTGAAGGAATAACCTAAAGCAGACTCAGCCACCTGAGTCATTGGTTCCTGATCAGTTGAGGTCATCAACGTGCGAGCTACCACATCAACCGTGACGGACTTAACGACCATAGCAAAAGATGGGTCAGTAGCCACCAACCCATCTAAATCCTTGCCAACTTTTTTAGCTTCAACACGAAGAGAATGAGAAACAACTTCCAACAGCGCCTCGGCTCGTTTTTCCTCATCGAATTTCAACGCTCGCCACAATTTTTTCAAATCTTCGACTGTTGCAAAGTTTTCCATCTCAATCACCCTTCATTTGCGATTAGTAAATCAAGCAGAGTAGATTTATTTGCCTTGCTATCATACTCAACACCCAATTCATCAAGTTTCGCCTTAATTTCTGGAACAGTAAGGCGATATTCGTCCTTGAATTCACTAATAGGAACCCAGTCACCTGCCAATTCACTGTCTGTTTCAATTGTTACTAAGGTTTCTTTGTTAATATATTCCATATTAAGCCTCCACACGAGCAAATGCCTGCTCGTCAAGAATTCCCCAACCTACATACACTTCTGTACGCAAGCAAACTTCGCGATAGCGTTTCAAGTCACGGCCAGCACCGTCCGGATCACCGTATTTAATGATTTCAAGAGGAATTTCATCTGCATATCCCCATTTTACAGCATTTTCAAAATCACCAACGATAACATGGTCTTTTTTAGCTGAGTTTGCAACAGTTGTCAATGTTTTATTGACATCTGACTTCATTCCATAAAATGAATCTGGGTTTTGACCAAAACGGTATTCAGGATATTGGACTACCCCGTTTACCTTAATTTTTCCAAGTGCAGCCCCTGCAGCCGGAGACAATGCGATCCCATTCACTTCGCAATCATTTGCTGTGACAGTTGCAACAGCAGCATCAATGTTTTCATCAATTTTATCTGCTTCATAGGTAACCACATTTCCTGTAATCAAACCATCAAATGAGTTTGTGGCTTTGAAAGAAGCATCTGTCATTGATTTTGGTTCAAGGCCATGAAATGAAGCGATATCAATTGCTTGTGCAACTTTTTTAGCCAAGCCATCAATAAAAGATTTTAGGTAAGATAATTGTTTTTCTTCTGAACAATGTACAAATTCCTCAGATACCCGTGCTTGATAAGTAATCAAAATAGGTTTGATTACTTTCGGTTTCATAGTTGCATTTCCAGCATTTGAAGGATTACCTTCACCTACAATTTCAGCATTTCCTTCGAGATTGAATACAAATGTTTCCGTCCCCGAAAACGGAATCGGTTCTTGAGTAGTAAGTTTTGCAAGAGTGGAATGCCCCTTTACCTTACTAAAAATATCTTGTACTGTTTCGACTGGGAAAAGATCCCCTGTTTGTAGTGTTGCCATAAATTATTCTCCTCTCATTTTATGCAACATTCCTTTCAATGCTGCATCTTTGTCATCAATTGAGCTAGGCTCCTTTGTTCCAAGCGGGTAAACTTGTTGAGATTTCTTCATAAACCCAGCCAAGCGCTCCGCATCTGCTTTGAAGCTCTCTTCATCAGTTCCCTGCAAACGGTCTGCAAGGTCGTAAGGCAATCCATATTGCAAAGCCACACGAGTTCGCAGACTCGCCGTCTCATAACCAGCGATTTGACTCTGCATCTCTTCAAGTTGCTTATCGGCATCTGCCTTACTTTGATTGTTAGCTTCGATTGTTGACTTCAAGCCAACATTTTCTGTTTCCAATTCTGTAACTCGAGATTTGAGCTGGTCATAGTCGCTGTACTTCGCTTTCTCACGAGATAAACGCTCCTTAATAGCAGCATCAAATTCTTCTTGTGTAGTGATTGGTTTAAATTCTGACATTCTCATGTCTCCTTTCTCCTGCTTCCCCGGCAGTTCGGTAATTTTGGGCATCAAAAAAAGCAGTCACAAGACCGCTTATTTTAATAACTGATTTTTTGCTTTTTCTTAGGTTTAGTCGTAGAACAAGCCCAGTGCGCAAGCAAAGCGCTATCCATCAAAGAAATATCCATATCGTCAAAGTGCGATCGATAACCAAATCCACCATTTGACCCAATATTCCGCTTGTCGCAGTTAGTGGCTACTTTAGACAGCGATGGTTGACCAGCATGACAGATGGTTTTCTGATAAATTCCCTGTTCCCAAAGAGCATTGGCCACAATGATTTCTTTCACCGTCGGCAGAATCACGTTCTTGATTCTATAGTCCTTCAACTCTTCGTCCAGGATCTTTTGCCCACTTGCGCCATCGATGACAATTTGAGCCACGTCGGATTGACGCAAGAAAGCAACCATCCACTCATTCCCATTACGAACGGATTGACAATCGACTGTTTCCACAAAGAAACGGCCATCCTTGGTACGTGCAGCAATGCTCAAAGCCACGTTCGTTCCATCTTGGCCATACTTGATACCAACAGACAGCTTGCCAGATAATTCTGGTATGTCATCCACCTTGAGCTCATTCCACTCCGTTTCAGAAATAGCAGATTTCTGGTTGTAAGTTGGCCAAAATCCCAAACGTTGGATATTATGGTCCAGCTTATCCTCACCAAGCTCAGCTTCAATCTTACGCTCATTTAAGTGGTATCCCATAGACGGATTAGAATTATACCAAGCTTCCACATCGTCGATTTCCTTTTCATCGGAAACCGACCACTCAGCCCAGCCAGAATACTTCCCTTTCCCGAAAAGACAAGTCTCACGATACTTAGTAAAGACCGTTCCACTTGATACTGGTGTCGGAGGTGTTCCACACATGATTGTGATAGGATTTTCACTATCCGTAACCGTATATTTCAAAGCAGATTCTTGCTCGGTTGTGTACTCTTGAGCCTCGTCAATGATTAGCATATCAAAACCTTCACCAAGACCACCATTTGATGTCCTAGTACGAAATTGGATAACACCACCTGTTGAATAAAGTTCAATCCGCTCCTGCCCCTTCGCTCGAATGGAATTGAAATCCTCACCATCCACATACCCCATTTTCTCAAGGTATCGTTTCACCTTCTCAAAAGAGGAATGAGATGTAGAAATTCGGTGAGCCGTGTGCAGGATATTCAATCCCTTATGCAAGCCCCAAATTTCAAGAATATAAAGGATTTCAGATTTCCCATTACGACGAGGAATAGAGTAACCAAACTTCTGATGCACCCAAAGACCGTTCTTGTCAACAGCCATCATGGGTAATAAAAGATTCTTCTGCCAAGCATAGCAAGAAAGACCAGTCCGTTCGTAAAGTTCAATCGCTTCTTTAGCTTTTGAATTTTTCTTGACGTATTTTAAAATCACCGATTGAGTAGGATTCTGATTGCCAAGTTTCTTCCTCGCCATTCTACTTTCCTTTCAATCGTCATCGCATGATAACCCTATCGCTGGGAGATATCAGATCACCTCCTAAACAAAAGCACAATAAAAGCACCCTTACGAGTGCTTCAAATTTCTTATTTTCGGTCCGAAAAGAAATCAGCCCAAAATGGATTCTCTTTATCAAAGATTTCAATCTCTTCTGAGCTCATATTATGAGGATAATCTTCAAAAAGATTATAGAACTTCTTTTTATCAAATGTAATTAACATCAACCCTCTAGCGAACCAGGCTGTATCAACCCACCAAACTTTATCACCATCATTTTCTTTATAGCAATATTCGGACCAATTCACTTCTTCATAATCATCTTTCACGTCCCTCAGCCCCCTTCATTTGTTTAGAATCTGCTGTATTGATAAAACTCAATATCTTGTGAAATTCAGGGTTATCTTTCAATGAGTTCACATCAATAAGATAGCTATTTGCATCATATCTTCTCCCAGCTGCACTGTGAGACTTCTGACCTTTGAATCTCTCTTTTAGGACAATGTTGTTAAACGGCTTAAAACCATTTAATGTTCTTGATTGAAGTTCCAAGTACTCAAAACGACCTTCGTTTTTCCTTATGATTGCTGCATGTCTACCTGTTGCTAAGTAGTACTCATTCCCACTTTCTACTTTCTCCAACAATTCTTTTACTGCAGTAAAATCATTTGTATGTTTAGCAACATGCATTTCAACTCCTGGAAGGCTCCCAATCATTTTAATTCTACTATCTCGAGAAAAGAAATCACAACTCTTTCCTCCTCTAAAATCTAAGACAGTATAGCCACCTTTGTTCCCAATATAAGCAAATGCTGCTGACGAACAAGATCCTCTTGTCTTGTCTCCACCACTAACAGCTTCGATTATTTGTTTCTCAGTCAATTTTTTACGGCTTTTTTTGATAGGATTTGAAGAAATTCCGTTCTGTAGCGCTAGCTTTCTCACTTCGCTCATTTGAGAATTGTTATTTATATCCTTCCTTGCTTCAATTTTATCACTTTCATCTTTTTTTCGCCAAATTTTCTTCCAAACATCCTGAACTTTTCCGCTTTTCGGATCATAGTCTACAATACAACGACAATGCTGATGCCTTCTATAAACGTCCTTTGGAACTCTTGGATATTTATAACTCCCCTGAACTTCTTGGCACCATTCACAACAATGAAAATAAGATTTTCTAACAATCTCTGGTTGTAAACCAGACTGATGATGAAACTCCGCATTTTTCTGGATACTATCATCAATAATAGACTGGGTAAAGTTCACAATAGGTTCACCGAGCAACCAACTGACATCCTCAAAATTTTCCTCAGACGAAAAGCGATTGACAATGCCAGCTATTCGATCCAGATTTAATTCAGGAACTTGAACTTTCAGACCGATTTTCGCTTTATCGTTCAAATTCTTCTGAACATCACTAGTGTAACCACTTACAAGCTCGTGATTTCGTCCTAGCACGTCCGTCAGCAAACGCTGAGCGATATTGTAATACATTTTTCCGTCTGGTAATTTATCGGTGCTCAGGGACGCTCCTAGAGCCTTCGAGAGAATATCGCCAATTTCAATCGCAAACTCATTTGCAGTTTTGTAAGTGGCCTTTTTTGCCTTCAACGCAGCAAAAGCATTTTTGACAATCTCACTCTTACCGAAATCTCTCTCAAACCTCTCCTGAACCTCTTGCAAGATACTAGGTAAAACATCATTCTCCATTTGAATCACCCTCGCTTACCACTGGTTTGGCTGACATGTCTCCAGCGATACCAGTAAGATCACGAATTGTCTCCGCATTGATGTAGCCAGGTAAGGCTTGATTCAATTTCACAACACCGTCCCCAATCATGGTCATCGTATTCGCATCCGCTTCAAACAATGGTTCCCACTTGACTGTGGTTCTTACAAATTGGCTTCTAGCATAGCGAAACTCATCACGCAAACAAGCTGCAACATAAGCGACATTTAGCAACCCAGCACCTAGTGAACGCTGAGCCTTTCGACCAGCAAGACGAAGATTCTCATGACTAGCCTTGATAGCTTCCACAGATGATGGATTATCTGAAACGAAACCAAGGTCATCCAATGTCAAGCCCATTTCCCCAGCAAATCCAGCAGCAGAAGTTCTCAGCTGTTCAGTAAACGGTGACATGCTAGCAGTAGTAAATTGCCCAACGCTCGGCTTCTCTCCTTTGTCACTAGAAGAAATCGTCAACAAGCTTGATACAGTAGCTTTCCATTTCTCCATAGGCTCTGCATCAGGATCAAGCCCAAGAATGTATTTCTGTGGCCACGAATAGAACTCTGCTGTAATATCAGCTCGCTCTAAAGTTCGCTTAGCGTATTTCTGATAATACATTCCTGCCCTGGTAATACGAGACCGACCAAAAGGACGGACCGCATCAGGACGATGAATAACCGGAACCAACAAAGGGATACCAGTTTCATTCACAACCGAGTATGGTCTACCATCTTTCGGAATGAAGTGAGTAGCATTAGGCTCGAAGTAGGCTTCAAGTGTTGGACGATTGTAATCATCACGAGCCAACACCGCATAACCTTCCACAAGCAACCCAGTGATAGGATCAATGACACCAGTTGCATTACTTGATTCAATGACTTGCAACCTCACCTCATCATCCTCACCCTTCGAAATGTAGACAAAACTACACGAACCAATCAGCGCAGCTAAAATGGCACTATCAAAGAAGATATCAGGATTGTTCCGATTAAAGATTTCTGTAACATTAAAATCATCGTTAGCAAATGCCCTGAAAATCAAACGATCTGCAAGACTATCAACTCCCTTTGCAGCCCAACCAAGGACAGCTTGATACTTTACCCTGATATGTGCAGGAATTGTGATTCCTGTCGGTGCTTCATAGTGTTGCATCGCATAATGCTTGTATCTCAGATTAACTCTGCTCTGATAGAGATTCAACTTCCTCCTGAGATAGTCAATTCCTCTTAATTCCAAACCGTTCTCCTTCCATAATGATGATTTGGCGCGAGAAAAAATGTACAGTGACGGCGTGAAGTCCTCGAGCGCCTAGTGGGAGGGGGATACCCCCCTATCCTCAGCTAGGTCTTCCTCATACATTTCTATTTTTTTCTCGAAGTTTGATAGCACGGTAATTCCTATTTTTATTAAAAATAATTTTATTTTATTTTTTTATTTTAAGATCTGTATTTTGTCCAGTCTCTTGACTGTGGCAAGTTCCTGTTCCCAACAACAGTTGTACTTGCTGATTTATCATCAGCATACAGCTTGTCAGACTTCTGCCTATTGCATTGCCAGTGAGCGAGTTGTAGGTTATTGATGTCTGATGGATGACCATTTCGATTGATTGGAATAATGTGGTCTATGACCGGTGACAAAGGATGCGGATACTTCAAAGACTTGTCCACTGGTAGACCACAAATCCCACAAGTATTTCTGGTTTTTAGAATAATCTTTTTATTTTTTTCAAAAGCGACTCGGTGAGGACCACTCCGGTCCGGTCTTTCTTGGGGGGTATTCATCTTCGGAGGGAGGCCTTTCTTTTTTGAGGTAGGGGGGTAAATTTTTATGATGTAGGGGGGGAGTTTTTTAGCTTCTCACACCCTCGTATATTTAACATATCTTATATTCTGTTAAATAAAACTAACATTCTTAAAAGTCAACTGTAGCAAGTGCTTACATCTGTTTCATTAAAAACTGATTTACTTTTTCTCAATATGTAAAATAAATAGTCATTTAATAGCTAAAATTCATCATTGAATCATCCAATTCATCCTGCTTAATACCTATATAATCAAGTGTGATATCTGGAGATGAATGATTAAATAATTCCATCAAGATCGCTACATTTTGATTTTTTCTGTAATGATGATAACCAAATGATTTTCTCATTGAGTGAGTCCCAATGTTTTTAAGGCCAACATGTTCAGCTGCTTGCTTTAATATTTGATAAGCTGCAACTCTTCCAATATGAACGATTCTTACTCCGTCTGTCCTGACTTTTTTCTTACTTGGAAATAGGTAATCATAACCTTTAAGGTCATTTGTTTTAATGTAGTGACTTAAAGCTTTTCTTAATTCAGGGTTGATAGCAAATCGCTTGACCTTACCAGTTTTCTTTTCAGTAACCTCGATTCTATCGCCTGTCACTTGTTTCACTTGGAGAGGTATAATATCGCTGATGCGCATTCCAGAATACAGACCGCACATGATTAGGACATAGTTTCGCTCACTCTTTGATTTTAAAAAGTCTTTCATCCGTTCAATGTCATCAAGTTCACGAATAGGTTCTACTTTTTTCACGATATCACCTCCAAACTCAAAGAAAAAGACAGGGTGTGCCTGCCTTTACAATTATTTCATAATATAATTTTAGCACATAAAATCATATATCCACTCCGAACTTACTCCGAATTTACTCCAAAAAAACTCCGAATTTACTCCAAAATCTCAACCTGTTCACCATTGCGGTATAACTCTGCAAATGCCATCAAAGCTTTCTCCAAAATATCATAGTATGAACTTTCTGAAATTGCTAAATCCCTAGAAATTACTTCATCTTTCTTGCAATCCCATTGAAGATACTTTTCAAAAAGTATCCTACGATATAGAGGATCGTGTAAGTTACTAACTGCTTGTTCAATTGCATCCAGCTCAAGTTCTGCATCAACTTTCCTTATAGCTAACTTCTCAACTTGACTATTTCTTCCACTTGACGGGTTTCTAGGCATGAATGAGTAGGTTGTCGTTACTCTCTGACCTTCAGTGTCATTGGCCACACGACGCCATCGAGGATATCCTTTTAAAATTTTCTTGGCATTTTCTTTTGTTTTGGCTTCATTTATATCAGGAAAGAAGGGCATTGCTCACCTCGTTTCTATCTCGAGTAATTCTTCCGTCAATATCTTCGTGATTGCTTCCACTTGATAATCTTACCTTCGTTATTATTATTAAAATAATCTGGCAATCTTGCTGTTGGACTTTCTTTATAGACAACTTTCTCAACGACCTGGACTCCAGGCATCATTTCATCATCTATCCACCCAACAAGCCACGCAGGGTTTACATCATAGGTTTTAGCAATCATTTCAATTTGCTTAATGGACGGATATCCGCCTCGCTCATACAAATGGATTGTATTTTGTGAAACACCTGTCTCTTTCGCCATCTGTCCTACAGATAGACATAGATCCTCTCTAAGTTCTTTCAATCTTAGTTGCATCTTGCTCTCCATTTCCTGGTATTAGCTTTTATGAATGCAGCCTGCTCTTGCATCTGCTTCCATTCGTAATCCATGATGATTTCAATTTGATTGTTACAAAGACCTTTTAAGAAATCATTTTGAGCTTCTAGTTTCTCAATATCCTTATAGGCCCTTTCATACAGTTCATCTTCCAGAAATCTAATGCGCTCTGCCATCGCTTCCTGAATAATGATGTAAGTTGGTTTCTTGTATTTTGTCATTACAATCTTACCTCATCTCCTATTTTGAGAGATTCATAGTTTGTTTTATTAACTACGAACACTCCGTAATTTTGTACTGTGATAGTGTACATGTCGCCAATTTTCTCCTTTTGTAAGATTCTGCCTTTGATTTCTGCTCCTTGATTGTCAGCTTTATAAACGACAATCGGACGCTTTGCTTCTAGTTTTTTAATGTGGATACTCTGCCAAATATTTAATCCGGCAGACAATAAAATCCATATTGCGATAAAACGTTTCATTCTTTGAGCTCCTTATAAAGTAAATCCATATCAAAACCACTCTCGATAAATCTGTGTGTGAGTTCTTTGTTAATTCCATTTCCTAAGTGATTATAAACCACATGCACATTGATATCTGAACCTAAATATTTTCTCAAACGATCGCGATTATCCACATAAAAGTCGATATTTCGTTTTCGTTGTTGGTAAGGCTCACCTTTATCTATATCTCTAGTACACCACATTAGTACCTTTGAAATGACATCATTCTTTGTCAAACAATCTCTTAAAGAAAAGTATGTGTTTGTTTTTGGGATGAGAATAAGTTCTAATTGTCTGTTTATAAATGAGTCAGGAAAATAACTCATAAGCTTTTTCAATTCTTCAAAGACTTCATTATTCATCGCTCAACCTCCTCCACTTCAAATAGTGGACTATTAAACACTTCACCAAAACCAGAATATTCCAGTTCCTTTCGTGTAAATTTTTCGTTGTTTTTCCCATTGTTAAAAAAGTGGAATCCAGTTTCTGTTTGATTTAGATAATCATCTGTATTTTTTAACTTGACTTTGTATTTTGGCTCTTTCTCGGCCTCATAGTCAGTCAACCACGCTCGAGCGAAAAGTTCTTGGTTGTTTTTGTCATTAAGCCATTTCTTCACGAATTCGCTTTTTTTAGCGTAGAGATGGATTGTGTTACTATCTAGTGCATCACGCAAACTAAAATTTTTTAAAAGTTGGCACTCGAAAATCCAGTCATCCATAAAATTAGGTAGAAGCACTTTATTCAATTCTTGCCGAATCTTATCAGCATCCTTCAATTGATTGCCAACCCATGCTCCCTCAAGTTTGCCTTGCTCGTAGCCACTACGGTATTTCATCGAACCGTAGTCGTCCCCTAATTCTTTAAGGATGTCATTAAGCCATCTAGTCTGTGTCGTCGGATCAAACCCTCTGATTCGACGAACGACATCTTTTAACTTGAATGGCAACGGTTCTGGTTCATCTAAAGACCGTAAGTCTTTCAAAACCAAATCAACCGATGTCAATTTCTTCTTGCTAGCTTTAAATTTTTCGTATCGTTCAATTAGTCCTTGAATGTTCATTCTCTATCTCCTTCTTCATTTTCTAAAGCGGCATCTTGTATGAAAGTATTACCAATTTCATAGTGCTTGTATTCCTCAGCTGTCACTTCAAACGTTTCTTCAACTTGCTTATTACCTGCACGACCTGAAACGACCAGAATGTATTTTCTTTTGGTTCTGGTTGGCACAAGCACCGAACTTTTTCCTGTTGTAACAGGTATGAAAGTTGTGTGAGGTTCATCAATGTATTTGTCTACAACCGTTCCGCTCGAAATCTCGTGACATGCTACGAGAAAGGATGCGAATAAAACAACACATAGGATTTTAAAATATCTCATTCCTTCTCCTTTAAAATCTCTTGGTTCTCGTAGATGTTGCCGATGATTTCTCTATTGCCAGCCACGTTACACAATCGCTCAAAATTGTTGTAACTAATCAAACTATTCGTCCACATCCCTAAATCAGATCTGTATTCGACTACACCATTCAACAATCCATCTTTTGTACCAAGAACATCTTTCTCGTATATCTCCCGTAAATTTTTGTCAAACATCCCTGTGAAACGTCCTACTGATTCTATATTTACAGGACACCAAGAACCTATAGTAATGTATTGTTCGTTAGCTTCTACCACTTCGTTGATAATAAATGCTCTTCCTCTATCTTCAATTAAATGTCCGTATTGCCATTCTCCTTTGCTATTTTCGTCAATGGATAACCCTCTAAATTTTGGAATCATCTGGCAAATCCTCCTCTTTCACAAACGAGCCATCAATCCAACGACCCTTGCGGTCTTTGATTTCTTGGTATGCCAGTTCAAAACATTCATCGAAGCTATAACCGAGAATATCGCTGATTGATTTTAACCAATAAATTGAACGAGTTAAATCGACTATATATAGATCTTTATCCGTGAATCCATTTGATAACTGAATATTGCTGATTGTCCTATTCAAAAAGACCAGACATTCTATAACATGGCATCCATCGCTAAAAACTGCATCAAAAATCTCCTGCACATCTACCTTAATCAACAAGGCCAACCCTACAATCACAACTGCACAATCACCAATGCTGTCCTTGGTTAATTGCTCATTCTTCTTGAGATAGCCTGCACATAGCTCGCCGAACTCTTCACTGAGTTTCAAAGACTGCTTGTCTAGCCGTCCACCGTTTTCAAGGTCACGGTCAATAAACCATTGTTTTACATTTTCTAAAGTGTTCATTGTAGCTCCTTTGCTATTGCAGCGATAACATTGACTGTCACGCTATTTCCTGCTTGTTTGTATAATTGACTATTGCTATTTACTTCTTGAGCTTTGTCAAATGCCCAGTCAGGAAAGCCTTGTAATCTCCAACACTCACGAGGTGTTAGCTTGCGAATACGATAGCCAAAAGATAAATGGTTATTTTCGTGATAGCTATTACTTGTCAGAGTAGGAGCTATTTCATGCACTCCACCTTGATTATATCCATGACCACGCTGAATGATTTTAGGTTCAAGACCTCCACCTTGATATGCTCTGATTGTTGGTGCGATACCGTCTGTTTCATAAACCACACCGCATTGATTAAAATTTGGCTGCAATACTCCAAATTGTTTTATAGTATTACTTTTTATAGCTATCTTTTGCCCCTCTCCCTTGTTTGTGGTTAGTGTAGGAGCTAGTCCGTCAGCTTGATAGACTTCCCCATTCATCCCGTTGCCAGATGGGTTTACATTGCCAATTTTCACGACTGATTTGTTACTAATTGACTGACTTTGTCCACTGAGAGGAAAAATTCTTCTGGTACATTCTCCTCTAAAATGTCCGATAATGAACACACGTTCGCGATTTTGGGGGACTCCAAAATCCTTGCTGTTAAGCACTTGCCATTCCACATCGTACCCCAGCTCATCCAAGGTTGAGATAATGGTCTCGAATGTAATTCCGTTTTCGTGATTGAGGAGTCCTTTGACATTCTCAAGGAATAGATATTGAGGTCTGAGAATAGATGCGAACCTAGCAATTTCAAAGAACAAAGTTCCTCGTGTATCTTCAAAACCTCGTCTTTTTCCTGCAATTGAGAAAGCCTGGCACGGAAATCCTCCACAGATAGCGTCCACACGTCCGATTCTTCGAATAGACTCATCTGTGACTCTTGTAATGTCATGTAATTCAATTTCTCCCTTCGTGTCGTGTATAGCTTTATAACTGGCTCTTGCGAATTTATCAATCTCACAAAAACCTATACATTCATGCCCTGCCGATTCCATTCCTAAACGGAATCCACCAATGCCAGCGAATAAATCCAAAAATTTCATCTGTTTATCCAAAAAATGCGACTGCCTTTGTGTGAGTTTGGCTAAATACGGGCAGTCGCTCGTCCAGGTCACACGACCGATTGACGCATATTCTAGCTCGCTTTTAACGTGGTTCTCGGCACGTTGATTTTGTCGCTAAGTAATAGCAATCTACAGCACCATAATCAAAACGTACATCATCTTTTCCGATATATTTTTTGAATTTTGGTCTGGTAATACCTGAGAAAGTCCATTGATGGTCTTTCATCCGTTCGATAAGTTCATCCACATTGTTAAAACTTCCAAGGAAAAACTTGCGGTGCCCATTGTAGATGAAATAGAGTTTTAATAACAAGAGACACCGCCTTTCTAGAAATAATCTTTCCTTTTGTTTTTCAAGTCATTAAATACCATCAGATGATCATTGTCTACACCTTTCATCAACCGACTCATAAACGGCCGACCGTAGCGTTTCTGAATTTCTTGTGCAGTCAGATTAGTCGTGATAACCGTATTAGCCCTTTTGTTGAGAATATTGTAAAGAATACTAAAGGACCACTCACTGTCCTTCTCCATACCAAGATCATCCAAAACCAAGAACTTAGCACTAGAGATTTTATTGACCAGGAACTCTTCCTGACTAAAGTCCGCCTTGATTTTCATTAACAAGTCAGTGACATTGATAAAAATAGCAATTTCTTTTGTAGTTTCTGATAAGGCTTTCATAATGCCAAAAGCAAGATGGCTTTTACCCGTTCCAGCTTCGCCTTGAAAAACAACATTGTTTCTCGCTCCACCTGCCCACTCTCTACAAATTTTTTTGGCAAACTTCAACTTTTCAGCTTCTTTTTCAGTCGGTGTGTCAAAGTTGTCAAGAGTAGCATTTTTCAGTACATCATCATAGAGAGAGAATCTCTCAAGATAGAACTTCCGCTCTCGTTCATGCTCGGCATCAGCCAACTCATTGACCTTTATTTGATTCTCTGCATGGATCCGTTCCGATTCACATAAGCGACAAAGGACATCATTTGTCCGGAGGATTTTGATCAAGGGAATCCCATGCTTTTCACAAATTTCAGCCTGCTGTTCAGTATTTCTATGGTAAGATAAGGCCATCTCCTCGAGTGCATCAGTTACCATGATACCTTACCCCCACAAGCTTTCCAGCTAGCCATATCTGACAAGCAAGCAGTAACGGTAGAAAGAGGTTGTTTTATAAGCAAAGATTTCTTTTCGTCGCTGATCGGATAAAAGTCATCTTCAAATTGCTCAATAAGTTCTAAAATCCCCATTCATCCTTAGCCCCCTGTTCTGATTTTTTTTCATTTTGTTGTCTTCCTTGAAGATGGGAGTTCTTGCTATCTTTATATTTTTGGTCATTATCATCTACCTGTTCAATAGTTGTAAAACCTTTCTTTTTCCAATTTTCAAGAATCCCTCTCAGATACTTGAAACTAGGTTGATAAACCTCCGAAGTTATCTCAATTGCACGGTTTAACATATCAAAACTCATTCCATCAAGTCCTACATATTCAAGCAGCTGTTGATGTTGTTTATTGTTTATCCGAATACCGCTATGTTTCAAATTTTCAGATAAGCTGGAACTAACTATCGTCTTATTATTTTCTTTCTCTATCTCTGTATCTATATCTTTCTCTATATCTATATCTCCGTTGCAAGTTGTTGCAATGGTGTTGCAATGCAACCCCCTCAACTCTCTATGTTTGCGACTTCTACGAGTGCTCGCCGTTTCGCTCCCAACCATCTCAGGAACCTGTTCTAAGAAATAATCTCTATCATTTCTTCTAGTCAGCAAGCCCTTACTCTCCAAGAAAATCAAAGTGATTTTAATATCTTCAACATTCTCATCGATGACAAGAGCGATTTCTTCAGCTAGATTGTCAGCAAGTCCATCATAGTAGATGTGCCCTCCATCCTCTAAGCTAATCAACATCATTTTGAGATAGATAATGGTATGCGTGTCGCCCCCTGCAATTTTACGAAGCAATTTCATTTCTTTAGACTTGAAAAAATCCTGAGCTAGTTGAATCCAGTAGTATCGCTTGTTTTTAACTACCATTGATACCCTCCGTTTTAATCCACAAATGTTTCTTTTCGTGTCACGGGATCAATATCCACACGTCGGCCTGTTTTAAAGTCGATAAACCCTTTTTCAACTTGTGGCGCTTGAAATTGAATCTTCTTTTTCTGTCTCATTGCCATTTTTAGCTTGATATTCATCATCAGCGATTCAATCAAGACTACTGATACTACTGTGCCTACTGCGATAATTTGTAAATTGTTCATGTTTTTTATCCTCTTTTTGTGCTATAATATAGTCAAATAATTTTGCTAAGACCTTGTCCAGAAGCCTTTTAGTAAAGTTATTATATTTGATTAGAGAGCCATTCTTTGATGGCTCTTTTTGACCATTTCTTACCAGGTAATTCCTTTGGAAATCCCTTTAAGTAACGATAATTATCTGAAAATGTGGCATACTTAATTCCTAGAAAATCACAGGTAGTGTTCACATCCATCAACTCTGGATAGTGGTCACTATCTTTTTCGATTTCAACCAATCTAGTGATTGTGTCCTTGATAATGGATTTAATCCATTCAGATAGTGAAAGTAGAACATTGTCCATCTTCTTCCCCTCCTACCCTTCGTCAAATGAGTTCAATTTCATGATTTTCATCTTTGTATTGGTGCTGGGCTCCCACGTCATCCAGTAAGCAAGAGCAGCTTCTGCAAACTTCTTCGGTAGCAAGTCATAGCGACTGATATTGAAATGATCTTTGAAATCAATCTCTGCTTGCCTGAAGACAGATTGAGCGAAGATTTTATCAGCATAAGCTGGACTATCAATACCGCCAAGGCAAGCCACGACCCGAGCCTTGCGCTTCTTCAGTAACGACTGAGCATAGCTTGGGTGAATCGGTTGCTCACTCTTGAGGTAGTCAATATCTTCCAGCATGGTCGCTTGTTGCTCACGCAACTTTTTCTGTCCAGTAAACAGAGCGATGAAAGCATCTTCATCCAAGTCCTCTCGGATAAATCCGCCTTGTTTTCTAATAGCTGGCAAGACCTCTGATGTCACCCAACGCTTGAACTCTTTTGCTTGAGGCAATTTGCTGGATAAAATGAGAGAGTAGAGACCAGATTCATTGATGATCAACATATCCTGTGTTCCACCACTAGTAGGGATGCCCTGTTTTAGGGCGTCCTCTTCATCAACATGAAGAGCAATCGCATTTCTAGCCTTACTATATCCTAGGATGTCTGCGACATCTTTCCCGACGAACCAAGACTCGTTATCAATTGTCAAAGTACGGACTTCCTGTCCGTGAAAATTAAAAATTTCGTTCATATCCTACTCTCCTAACTCAACCCAAGTTTCGTCAATTCTTAAAACGTCGCAAACTCGGTTCTTTAATTTGTCGCTACCTTTACCGTATTTCAATAATTCTGAAATGGTAGATTTCTTCACTCCACAAGCACGAGCAAGGTGTGTTTGTGTCATTCTTTCTGAATTCAGTTTATCCTTAACTAACCGAATCCATTTTTTATGTTGTTGGCTCATTCCTGACCTCCTTTTTAAAAAAATTACCTAAAAAGTTAGCGAACTTCTTGACATTTTTAAATAAATGATTTAAAATCAAAACATAGAGAAAAGACCTACTAAAAGTAAGGTTATACCTAGAAAAACGGACGCCAATCAGTTTCATTAGGCTTTATTTTTTAGTTGTCTTGTTCGCTAACTCTTTAGCTTACGAATATAATTCTAAATTATTTATTTAATTTTGTCAACAGTTTTAATTAAATAATTTAATTATTTTTTCGTAATGCTTAGAAAGGTTGATAAAACAATGTTTCTGACATTTGAAAGAATAAAAGAACTTGCAAATAAACAAGGACTTTCAATAAATGCATTAGAAGAAAAGCTTGGATATAGTAGAAATACACTCTACTCCTTGAAAAAACAAAAAGCTAGTACGGAAAGAATGCAAGAAATCGCTGATTATTTAAATGTATCTTTAGATTATTTGCTTGGTCGCACGGATAATCCTGCCATCGCTGGTAATTCAAAAGAGTACACTTGGCAAGGGAAGGCACTAAATGTTGAAGAGATGGCATCTAATGTCATGATGTTCGGCGGTCGAGAATTAACAGACGAAAAGAAGAAAATCATCCAGTCTATCATTGAAGGTTATCTAAAAGAAGCTGGTGATTAGAGGTATTGCTTAGTGACTGAAAAAGAAATTATAAGTCATTTTCAGATTCGTATTATGGATTTTGATGGCGATTTGATGCCTGACGAACTTGGATTTTACGAAAAAGAAACCAATACAGCTTTCTTGTCTAATAAACTCAGCAAAAAAGAGAGAGTTAAGGTACTACTGCATGAACTCGGACACAAAGACCACACACGCTCAGAGTACCAGAACGCTCGCCTACGCTGTGAAAACGAAGCTGATAGGAATATGATCCATCATCTCGTAAAAGACGCACTAGAAAGCTTAGACGACCCCACAGAGTTTGATTACCTCAAATTCATGTCTTATTACAATCTAAAAACCATGACAAATGAAGTCATGATTAAGGAAGAATATAAGTCGCTAATTGGATAAAGGAGAAAACTATGAAAATAGGGATGAGAAAACCAAGTCTAACCAGAAGTTTAAAAGCTAGAACCACTAGTAAATGGAAAAGACAGGCTAAAAAAGCCCTTATTCCTGGATATGGACAAAAAGGTGTTGGGTGGATAAAGAATCCTAAGAAAGCTCTATACAACAAGGTCTATCATAAGACAACGTTTGGTCTTTCAGACTTGTTTACACCGTCTAAAAAGAGAAAGAAGAAAACAACAAAAAATCAAACGTCCACCAAATCTACAAAAAAATACACAGCAAAAAATTATAAAGAAGCTGGTATTGTACTAATAGTCATAGGTGCTATTTTCTTATTTTTATTTCCTCCTCTCGGCTTCTTCTTGTTCATTACAGGTTTTATAAGTTACATTATTAGTTATTTAACATTGAAACACGAAAAGAATAAACGAAAAGATATTTAAAAAAAGCCCCACAATCGCCCTCGCCAAAGTTTGATTGTGAGGATTCAACTTTCCATCTAACAAGCAATGGAAAAGATGATAAGAAAGGAGTTACTTAGGGACTAGATGAACAAACTAGAAAAAAATAATCTTGATAAATTGACAGTTTCGACAGATAAAATGAAACAACTGACTGTTGAGAATCCAAATCACTTCAAAACCTCTAGACTCGGTCAAAGTATGACCAACTATAGCAATCAATTAGAGCGTGAAATACAAGGAAAGCGTCGTAGAAATAGAGTGTTCCCTTACGGCACACTTGTCTATGTTGATTTTGGCATAAACTTTGGATCAGAATTCTCTGCGCCACATTATGCGATTACGCTTACCAAAGAAGACAAAAAGAATAGAAATACTATCACGGTTATTCCTCTAACATCTAAGCCTGGATATGATAATTTACCACTAGAGTTTAACCTAGCTGAAGGACTTGGGTTACTAACTACACAACTCATCAAAGCGGCTGAAGATAAGGTTGAAAATGAACTGGTATCACATTTTGGAGAATATGATGATTTTGATGAACTTATCTCAAAATTGGAGAAAGAAGGTCGATTAGACGAGAAAGAACGTGCAATAAACCTTGTTCAAAAACTTACAGATAACGTTTCATTGGCTGGTCAACGTCTTGAAAAATATGTATCTGACCTAGATAAAACTACCTATGCGAAATTAGATTCAATTACAACTATTGACAAAGTGAAGATTTTTAAGAAAATCAATCCTTTAGACGGAATTGGTGTTGCACAAATACTTGAACCACAGATGAAAATTTTAAGCGATGAAATTAAAGCGCGCTATCTTATTTGACAAAATGAAATATATTTGATAATATATAGTTACTAACCTAGGAGAAATCTTAGTGCAAATAATCTGGTTGGCACAAGCTGCCACGCAGAAACGGTAACTATAAATTTAGTTACCGTTTTTTGTTGAATTAAAAACAAAAAAGCCCCACAATCTCCCTCGCCAAAGTTTGATTGTGAAGCTTACCCTTATAAAAAATCAGCCATTAAAAAGGCCTCTTTTCTATATCCTATTTTACACCATGAAAGGGGTGATGTCAATATTCTCAATGTTTAGACCTTGTCCAGAAGCCGATAAACAAGGAGAATACA